AATGCTTAAATTAAAGATACGTTGGGAATTAGAAACAGGTGAAGTTTATGAAGAATGGACTAGACCTAATGAACTTGCCCAAGCAGAAAAAGAACTTTATAACAATCGTTCAATTATTAAAATACTTAGTGAAGAAAGCAGTCCAAGTAATCAGCTTCTTTTATTCTTGGGTCACAAAATGCAACAACGTGTTACTAAAAAAAATGAAAGTATTGACACTTGGAAACCAAAAATTACGGATATTGCAGCTGTTGATTTTGAGACAGCAAATTTTACCAAGCCCGAAGCGTCGGGCGGATAGCAATCGAGTTGGCAATAGCCACAGGTATATCACCGGATTACTGGTTAAATGCAGATCCAGATATGTGGGCTACCGCTATAGACGTATTAAACGAGCGCGCTAATGGCTAAAGCAATTAGTCTTGTTCCAGTTGATAAAGAATATCGCGGTTTACTTCGCACGTTTAGTAAAATGAATGATATTGCTAAAAAAGATATGCAAGATATTGCAAGGGCTTTAGCTGAGCGCGGTGGTAATTATGCTAAAGGTGCAGCTAGTAGAGCACCTTATAATTCTAAACAAGCTTTAGCAGTTGCTCAATCTATTATTATTTCTAAGTCAGATAAAGCACCTTCTTTTAGTATCGGTGGTAAAAGTAAAGTCGGTGCTAGTGCTTTTAGTGCTGGTTATGTGATAATGGGTAATGAATTTGGATCAAAGCAGTTTAAGCAATTTCCTAAGCGTTCACCTTCTATGGGTAGAGGTAATCGTGGGTGGTGGTTGTATCCTGCTATGTCTAGATTTCAACCGACTATTGCACAAGAATGGTTAAAGGGTTATGAACGTATTAGAGACGCTTGGAAAGGTTCAATTTAATGGCTGACATTAGGACACTTAAACTTGCGCTTCTCGCTGACACAAAAGATTTTATTGCAGGCTTAGACAAAGCCGATAAAGAAACCCGCTCTTTTACAAACAAACTTGACGACGCATTAAAAGTAGGTGCTGCTGCATTTTTAGCAGTTGGCGCAGCTGCCGCAACTATGGCAGTCAAAATAGGTGTAGACGCTGTTAAAGCTGCTATTGAAGATGAGAAAGCCCAAGTTTCACTTGCCCAAACTTTACGTAACACAACTAAAGCAACAGACCAACAAATAAAAGCGGTAGAAGATTACATTGACAAAACTGCTAGAGCCACAGGTGTAACAGACGACCAATTACGTCCAAGCCTTGACAGACTTATTAGATCTACAGGTGACGTTACTAAAGCACAAAAACTGCAAACACTTGCGCTTGATATTGCTGGCGGCACAGGAAAAGATTTAGCCACAATAACCGAAGGATTATCAAAACTTTATGACGGGAATTTTTCTGCATTAAAACGTTTAGGTGTCCCTTTAGACGACACCATAGTAAAAAATAAAGATTTAGACGCTGCCTTAAAAGTATTATCAGAAACGTTTGCAGGACAAGCCGACGCAGCAGCTAACACGTTTGCAGGTCGCATGGCACGTATAAGCGTGGCTGTAGAAGGAGCTCAAGAACAAATAGGGTTTGCTTTACTGCCAATACTTGAAAAGTTTGCAACAGTAATTACAGATACACTTCTTCCAGTTATTGAACAACTTGTTAATGGTTTAACAGGTGCAGGCACAGAGTCACTTAAAAGAGCGTTTTATGATGTTGGTACTGGCACAGTAACGTTTCAAACTGACTTAAATAGTGCTCAGGGTTCAGCATATTTATTAGGTGAGGAACTTAGAAAAGTTGCTATGAAAGTCGGTGATTTTGTTGCACAATTAACAGGTGCGGCTAACGATAAAGGCTTACAAGGTTTCTTAGACAAAATACTTTCAATCATTGACGCCATAGAAGGTGCTATTAGTGCTTACAATCGTTTACCTGATATTGGCAAACTTCTTGTAAACCCTGCACCACAACTATTGAGCCTAACCCCAGCCGTTAAACAAGCTACAGGAACAATTGTAAATATTGTAAACAATGTTAAAGGTGCATTAGATCCGCAAGGTGTGGCAAGACAAATAACTAAAGTACAAAACACAGCGTTACAAACGACAGGAATAAAGCCATTTAACTTTGGGTTCAGATAACCCATGACGATTTACACACCCACATTCAAAATAACAATAGCGGGAACTGAATACACCGACGACGTGTTAAGTGAAGCAACTATAACTTCAGGGCGCAACGATTTTTTTCAGCCAACACAACCTAGCTACTGCAACCTTGAACTTATTAACTTGTCAGGTACAAGCCCAGCTATAGAACTTTTAGATGTTGTGAATATTCAGGTAAAAAATACTTCTAACACTTTTGTGGATTTGTTTACAGGTGAGGTTTCAAGTGTGCAAAACACTTTACAAGGTGCGGGTGCTAATGATCAGTACGCCAACACAGTACAGATTCAGGCTATAGGTTCTCTTGGTTTACTGGTTAAACGTTATGCCGGATCTGTTGCTTACCCGCAAGAATTTGACGGACAAAGAATAGAACGCATTTTGGAAGAAACCCTTTATGTTGCTTGGGAAGATTTAAGTGCTACTGAAACTTGGAACGATATTGACCCAGCTGTAGCTTGGGAAGATTATGGTGTGCAAGGCATAGATGTTATCGATAACGGACGTTATGAGGTGTTGGCGCGTGCAATACAAGTTGAGCAAGCTAACGAGATAACAGATGTTACAGCGACAACAGGTTTGGGTTATTTATATGAAACAGGTGCGGGTGATATTGGTTACGCGGACGCTGAAAGAAGAAGTTTACAATATGGTACTAACACAATAGCAATAGACGCAGACATACTCACAAGCACAGGTTTTACCACACGTTTACAAACAACAGACATTATCAATAGCGTAGTTATCCAATACAATGACCCAATAGCCGAAGAAGCAGCCGAGAACGATACAAGCATAAATACTTATGGTTTACTTCAACAAATTGTGCCAACAATTTTGGCTGAAGAATTAGACGCCGAAGAACAAGCTGCTAGAACAGTTGCCCTACGTGGTTTACCTAAAGTTTCTTTAGACTCTGTTGCATTAAACCTTTCTAACCCAAATATCACTAATGCCATTAGGGACGATTTTTTAAGTGTTTCTATGGACACACTTGTAGCAATTACTAATATTCCTACAGGCATTATTACTTCAGGGGTATTTGAAGGCTTTTGTGAAGCGTGGACTTGGACACTATCTAAAAACAGTTTGGACTTAGATCTACAAATATCTAACTCAATCTATAGTTCTCTTGATGTTCAATGGGAAGACTATAATCCTTTGACTCAATGGCAAAATTTGGCTAGTGATTTGACTTGGCTTGACGTTGCTTAAGAAAAGGATAAACTAGATACCATGCCTACAACTACAAATTTTGGTTGGACAACCCCTGCCGACACAGCTTTGGTTAAAGACGGCGCTTCTGCCATAAGAACTTTAGGTTCTGGAATAGATACTTCTTTTGTTGATTTCAAAGGTGGCACAACCGGTCAAGTATTAAAAAAGACTTCTGGAACTGATTTAGATGTTGAATGGGGTACAGCCTCATCAGGTCTAACTTTAATTAACACAACTACTTTTAGTGGAGTATCTTCTGTATCTGTACCTGCAAGTACATTTAGTGCAACTTATGATAATTATTTAGTAAGATTTAATAATCTTTCTAGCACAGTTAATGAATGGGCTGGTATTCGTTTGCGTGCTGCTGGTACTGATGATTCTGGGGCAAATTACAGAAAACAAGTGTTAGACGTAAATGGTACGTCAGTTAGTGCTGCTAGAACTTTAAACAGCACTTCTTGGCTTGAAGTTTGTTATCAAAATACTTCAGTACCAAATATGTGGACTTTAGAAATACAAAATCCTTTTTTGAGCGAAGTGACAACTGCCCTTGACATAGGTGGAATAGAATCAAACGCAAGTCCTGTATTTCTTATTAGATTTTTTGGAATAAATACTACAACTTCATACGATTCTTTTACTTTGATAGCAGCAAGTGGAAATATAACTGGTTCAATTTCTGTATATGGTTTAAGTAAATAGGAGTTATAACAATGCCAAAATCTGAAACAATTAAAATACAAGACGGAGACAAAGTTATTGAATTGACTGGCGCAGATAAAGAAGCGTTTTTGGCTGATAGAAAAGCCACAGCAGATGCACAAGCAATATTTAAAGCAGAACAAGAAACACAAAAAGAATTAAAAAAATCTGCTTACACAAAACTTGGTTTAACCACAGAGGAGATTAACGCAATATTATGACAAACTACAAAGCAATCTTAGCCTCATACGGCAGAGCGTTTTTAGCAGCTGCAATAGCTTGTTATCTTGCAGGTGTAACAGATCCAAAAGCATTACTAGCCGCAGGGTTAGCAGCAGTACTTCCCCCACTTCTTCGCTGGATTTCACCGAGCGACAGCACTTTTGGCTACGTTAAGGTCAAAGACAACAACGAGCACTAATGAACGGCGTTCAAGCTGCAGAGAAAATGCAACAATGGCACATTGAACGTAAAACAGGTGTTAAAGGTATGTGTCTTAAGACTTGCCGTTTAGCTTGGAATATTCCTGCAAAGTTTCCTAGTGCTATTAGTGCATGGGATAACACGCCTAAAAAAAATAAATTTATTGACCCAATGACCGCGCCTATCGGTGCGCCTTTGTTTTGGAAAGGTGGTCGGTTTGGGCATGTTGCGATTCAATCACATAAGCCAGGCTATGTTTGGACTACCGATATTCCAGACAAGGATTTAATAGGACTCGTTTATTACACAGTTGTACAGGACAAATGGGGCTACAAATTTCTTGGGTGGACTAACAAACTTAATGGGGTAGATTTGAATGTCAAAGCCTAAACCTAAAGCCAAAAAAGAAACCATAGAATTACCTGACGTCATGGCACAAGAGCTAGTAAAGGTCATTAACACCGCTCATCAAGACGGCAAACTTATTACAGGTTTTGTTTGCTTACTAGAAACTTTTGACGGACGTAAAAAATCAATAAGAATACAAGCCAACACAGACATGCCACAACACACAGTCTTTGGAATTATCAATTTTGCTTCAGAAAAGTACGAATACAGCATTACACCGGAAGAAGAAGAAGACGATTTTTATGATCCAAATTGGCATGACGGGACATGATTAACGAACTTGTAGGCATTATAGGTTTACTGATAACAGTCCTTGCTTTTATTATTAAAGTCACTATTGAAATTACTAAAATGAAAACCCAGTTGTTTCCTAATGGTGGTTCAAGTTTGAACGATAAAGTAACACGCCTACAAATTGAGGTTTCACAAATTGCAACAACTATAGATAGTATTAACACACAGTTAGGGACACCACCCAAACGAAAGAGGTAACGTGAAACGTTACGTCATTATCTCGGACTTGCAATACCCTTTTATTAAAAAATCGTACGTTGAAAGTTTGTTAGATTACATAGATTACGTAAAACCAGATAAATTATTAAGTGTCGGTGATGAACTTGACTGCCAGACTATATCTACTTATGCGCGTGGTACAGCCCTAGAATTTGAGGGCTCTTTGCAAAAGAATATAATAGGTCTTCGGGGCTTACTCAAAGAATTCCGCTCGGCAATTGGACGCAGTAAGCCTTTTATTATACAACGAAGCAACCACACAATTCGCATAGAAAAATACGTGGCAAGACATGCGCCCGCTATGTCACAGATAGACGCAATTAAAATAGAAAACCTTTTAGGCTACAACGACAAAGACATTAACGTGCAATACAACAGATCATTAACCGAAGTTGCTAAAAACGTAATTATGGCTCATGGTGACGAAGGCAGACTTTTTAACGGCGCAGGGCAAACAGCTCTTGGACTAGCTGTAAGAACAGGTAAAAATGTTATTTGCGGTCACACTCATAGGCAGGGCATAAGCTCTGCTAGTACTGGTTATGCTGGAAAACTTAATACATTGTGGGGTTGTGAAGTCGGACATCTTTGTGACCTTAATTCTGCTGGTATGCGTTACATGAAAGAAGGACACGCTAACTGGCAGGCAGGCTTTGGCATACTTTATGAGCAAGACGGCATAGTAAAACCTGAACTTGTGCCTTTTAACAAAGACGGCTCTTTTATAGCCGAAGGTGAACTTTGGCACTAGCCGTTATCAAATTGTTATAATTCAATACAACCTTTTGACACACCTTTGTTCTAACCTCGTTTTAACGAAAGGAACAAATGGATAAAGAATTCTATCCTATTTCAACACTT